TTTGTTTTATCATTAAATTTTTCAAAGGTGCGCATACCACCCAGTCCTAACATACCAATTAATACTGTCATTAAATGTTCCATCTGTAATGCTGGAGGTACTTGTTCAGGTCCTATAAACCATATAAGCAAATCTCTTAATACAAAGTTATAGGCTAAAGCTATTCCACATACCCAACCAATAAAAGGTCTCCAACCAGCAACAAATATCGTTCTATGTTGAGCTTCTATTTTATTAATTTCTCCTTGTAGTTCAATAAGCTTTTGTGGGTCTATCTCTTTTCCTTTTAACAGCTCTCTAATTTCTAACCCTAAACCACTTACATCATCTTTTTTAGATATACCTAGTATGTTTAATAATGCTTTTAACATTATAATCCTTGCTTAAATAGTAACTTTTTAATTAAGTTGTTCCAATTAGTTTTAAACCAATTGTTAAAGTTTCTAAATTGCTGTGCTAACCATTCGAATATTCTTACCATTTCTTATCGTTTAATAATTGTACTATTTTTATTATTGTATAAACCAACGTTGCTATTATTAGAAGTCCTTGTAGAGCTTCATTAATCTCTGCTATTGTTATCACATACACTGAAATTCCTAATACTGTTGGTTCAAATCCATTCATTTTATTTTATTTTATGGAACAGGATTCCAATTATCACCTCCAAATGCTATAACTCCATTTCTATCTCCATTAGTGTTACAAGCATAGGTGTCAGTATTTAAAAGCACTCTTTTATTTGTTCGCCAATCTGCTCTTATATACTCACCTGTGGTTAAATTAAATGTAGATGATTCTTGGTAAACATTAGTAACATCTCCACTATCCCACCTAGGTAAGTCTGTTCCTGATGTCCTGAAACTTTCATCTAACCATAAAGTATTTAAATTACCTAAAATAAATATACTGCTAGGGTCAAAGTCAGCACTTAAAATAGTTCTTGTAGATGTTGAACCATTTCCAGTATAACTTTGATATTTGCAAAAACCTGAAGCACTAGCAAAAGCTATACATATATATGTATTAGAAGTTTTTCCTCCTGGATTTTGGTTATCTACAGTTATTGTTGATGAATTAGCAGTCCAAGTTCCTACATTTTCAGCTGGTCCACTAAATATTCTACTGTTTGTACTGCCTCCCCTTCTCCATTCTTGTTGAGAACCTTCATTATGATACCTATATAAATCCCCTTGCATACCTTTACTACCTGTTCCAGATGTATAATCTTCTAACAGTGCAATAATTACATATTGTGGAGTAGTTCCAAGTCCGTGTCCAAAAGTAGCAGTTGTAGTTCCATTACCATTAAACTTAATTTTAGATATACCAAAATCTGGATTTGCCCAAACAGTTGATGTAAGTGAGCCATCTGTATTAGTAACTCCAGTATCACTTGTTTTAAAACAATAACCTGTAAATTGTTGAGCATTATTATTAACTGCATATTGAGTTTCAGAGTTATAATGTATATCAAAACCAGTACTATTCCAAGTAAAACAATTACTAGAACTTTTTATCCAACTTGATGATTGTTTCATAAAGTTTTTTCTACCTAAAATATCTCTATCTATAATATATGAATTAGAAGAAGCTTGGCTTACACCTCCTTTTGGGTGAATAATTGCTAAATCAGGTTCAAATCCAACATCAATTGTTCTATCTGTAGTTCCTCCACCAGTGTACTCAAAAGCACCACCTTGATAGCCTACATCAGCAGCTCCACCTGCTATTAATCTTTTAGATAAACTCATAACTTACTACACTTTTTTTAGTTGATAAAGCATTTATTTCAGATTCTTTTGTATTGTGGTCTGATAATATTGCTGCTCTTGCATCTTGTATGTCTTGTGGAATATCAATACTTCTTTCAGCACTCCTTATTACATACCAATCTGTTTCTGCTAACTTCTTATTAGTGTAGTCTCTTAATGATTCTATTTTGTTTTCTTTTAATTCAGCTAAAGTTTCATTAAAAGTAATATCTTCAACACTATAAGTAAACACTTCATTGTCTTTATCAAAATAAATGTCACCAAGAGTTTGAACTGCATTATCATAATCAGGACTTACTACATCATAGAAACCATACTCTTTAGCTTCTTCATCTGAAAGAGTATTAAATCCTCCAATTATATTACCCCAAGATTTAGGTAGTTTACTATATATTTTAATTTCTCCGTTTATTTCTATTGCTTTCATATTATTATGGTGTTGGGTCACTAGCATAAGCTGCTACTGAATAATGATAAATTTTACTACCTGATGAATCATCTGTACAAACTATTTGAATTAAATTGTTTGTTGAGCCATCATATGCTGTAGTTCCTACTAAATTAAAAGTAGAACCTGTTTCACTAAAGGTGATTGTAAAGTTTCCTGTTAAGATTAAATCTATTACTTGTCCTTGTACTGCATTGCTAAATGTAAATGTTGCATTTCCACTTGCAGTTGCCGTAAATGTTGTTGCTGCACTGAAATCCAAACTAAAAGAAGTTCCAGAACCTAATGCACTTAATGCAGTATATCTATCCTCTAATTTAGCAAAAGTTATATTGTCATCTGCTATGTGTACTGTGTCAATTGCTCCATCAACTATTTCTGCTGAATCAACTGCATCATCAGCCATTTTAGCATTTGTTATTTGACTATCTGCAATATGTACTGTATCAATAGAACCATCAGCTATTTTATCTGAATCTACAGCATCTGCTGCTAACTTTGCTGTAGTTATTGCCCCATCAGCAACTCCACCAGCACCGTTATATAACTCTGTAAAGTTGTCATTTGCTTTATCCATAGCACTTCTTAACGGGTCACCTGTCCCATCATTCGCTGAAGTACCTATATTTATTGTTTGTTTTGCCATTTTATTTTATTTTAATATACTGTTGCGTCTGCTGTTAAAGTTGTGCTATCTGCACTAAATAATGTCGTATCTACTGTCAAGTATGAACCATCTGCATCAAACGGATAAATTACACCCCATCCATTCGCTTCATTCACGTTACCAAACCAACTTACACTATATATTGACCCGAATGACATCTTTTATCTTTTTTATATAACTCATTAATTTAATTTCGTTCTCTTTCTTAGGCTTGTATGTTTTTTTCTTCTTTACAATACCCATCCTGTCATATTTTGATCTCTCTCTGGATACATTCCTCCATCTTGATTCGTTATAAATTCAGGATACAGCTCACTGTTTGAATCCATATAATCAATAAATCTTTGTGTATAAAAGTCTGCAGTAGTTTTAGCTTGATGTACTAAATTGTTTATTTCTTCAAGTGATGCTGAATCACTATTTTCTGATCTATGTTTAAATACACCTCCATTGCTAATCTGAAATGCTGCATATTTCATATATTCTGATTGACTAAACCAAATAAGCATTGGTTTTAAATATGTGTTTACAAGTGTTAAATAGTCTCCAGATAAAGAACTAGCAATTACATCTGATTGTAGTTTATTATATAAAGCTGTACCTAATTGTGTTTGTATATATGTATCTTGAGCTACTTCTACAAATTGTATTAGTTTATCAGTATCTACATTCCCATCTATAATAGATTTCCTTTTTAATTCGTCAAGTGTGATAAATAATGCTTTCATTTTTTATAATTTGGGTGATGTCCTTTGTTTGCCATATCTCTTGGTGCTATATCAACTTCACTTGGGTTAACAGGCTCTCTTAAACCATCTGCAATTGCTTGTGATTCACTAACAAGATTATTATCTGTTACTTTTTTCTTATATACCTTCATTTCCCAATAGTGATGACAATTTACACCGCCTTTATACTTAAATAAAGAATAGTTCTGTCCTTTATGACCTAATTCCTTATTTACACCTTTAAAAGACATCATATTAATATCTTCTTTTCTAAATACAAGATTCTGTCCTGTTAATGTTTCCATTTTCATACAAAATCTTCTACTTTTAGCTGAATTTCTTACAGGAGCATAAGAGTAGCGAACCTTATATGTTGAATTGTCTTGTGATGAAGACTTATTAGGTTTAGCGTCATCTTTTGATACATCTGCAAGTTTAGTAAAGTCAAACTCTGCTTCTGTATCTTCTACTTTTTCTGTATGTACTAACTCCCAATCGTTTTCATCTACTTTTTCCCCCAATGACTCTAATTGTGATAATAAATCATCTCCTTGCTTGTCATCAAAGTCATTCTTTTCTTCACTTGATAGTTTTTCACCTGTTTCTTCTTCCCTTTTAATCTTTGTCTCTATATTATCAAGCTCTGTAAACTCAATTGGTTGTAGAGTGACAAAATAAAGATTTAATCCTATACCATTAAATGCTAATAGCTCGTTAAATGAGTTGATTAGTAGGGTCTGAAATGGTCTTATTACAATGTTATCCATTAAAACAGATGCTGTTCTTAATTCCTCTGCATTATTACCAAAACCAGTATTGTCCTTAATACCTAGAAGTATTGGAGAAACAACACCGTGACCAATCATTATCTTTTCTCTTGATTCTTTAGCTAAAAACTCATATTGTGCGTGTGCATCAGGTAAATGAATAGGTTCTACTGTTGATTGATTTTCTGCACTATCGTTAAATGCTAATATAAATTTACCAGCATTAGAAGATCCACTAAACTTTTCATATATCTTTCTCTCTATTATCTCTTGTGCTTCATCACCTGGAATACCATTGTTAAAGTTTAATAAAAGTGAAGGTGCTAAACCATTTTGTATATTATTGATATGATAGTTAGATACTTCTTCCTCTAGGTTACAATACTGTAAACATCCTTGATAATCTACAGGAGAGTAATAATAGAATCCAGCTCTATAAGGCTTTATACAGTATATTTCAACCGTTTCACTCTTTTTACCGTGTTTGTACGCTGGGATTCTTTTAGGCTTGTCAGAAGGCTTTATTTCACTCCATTTTGGATGATAATAATACCCCTTTATCTGACCATCTTTTGCTTTCTCTGCTCTTAATGTTTCTGTAGGAAAATGCTTTAACTGCATTATTTTTGTTTTCCTTTTGTTATATACAACTTGTATAGATGCTTGACCTAATAACTTTAGATCTCCCGTAATTCTTCTTACATCTACATCTTTAAGTATTTGTTGCATTTGTCCAAACTGAAGAGCATTATCTTCTGAATCTGTTGCGTTTAATCCTCTACCATAAATCAAATCTGTAATACCGTTTATACATCTTGAGTTTGTTGGACTACCTGTATATCTATCTATTATGTCCCCAAAATAGTTATTGTTATCACCATATTCAACCCAATCATATCTTGTTGATTCTTTGATGCTTGGTACTTCGTAACCTGATAGGTTTATTATTTTTACTTTGCTCATATTACAATATATTTTTGGCTATCTGTATCTGTGCCAATGTACTCTTCATATTTATTACTATTTAAGGTGTGATCTGTTGTATTATCTGTTTGTGATGTACAATATACTTTACCTCTATATAATAAAGTATTACTTTGTTTTAACTCAAAAGAATAGCTGTTTTCAGCTGTTAAAATACTAAAAGCTATAGACATCTCCAAGTAATTACCATTAGATGATAAAGAAGATGTTATGTCGTTTATTGTTTGAGTTTTTCTTGTGCCGTCTTCTACTATAACCATAGATAAGTCACTAGCAACAGTATAAACTCTTGGAATTATGCTAATTGTTTGAGATGATGTTGTTGGTGATAATCTTATCATACCTATATAACCTATTAACTCTAATATTGTTCAAAAAAAAAGAGGACCATTAAAGTCCCCTTTCTATGTTTAAGAACACTCTATGTTTAAGAGTTTGTCCCAGTTGTTGGAGCAGCAAACCCTGCGTTTGTAAGTGTTGTAGATACAGCTTCATCAGCTGCTGTCTTTTCTATAAAGTTAGCTGGCATAGTTTCCATTCCAGTTAAAGTTAATGTATATCCACTTAAATCTCCCATTGCAGCACCAGTTACAATTGTACCACCTGATACATCTGCACCGTTTTCAAGACCCATAATCATTAAATTCTTATTATAGTCTTCTACAACAACGTGAGGTCTTCCATAAGCCATTAATTTTAATTCTTTGTTGTCTTCTTTCGTTAATTTGTGAAGAGTTAAATTTAATGTTTGCTCATAAAAAGTTGTTCCGTTTTCTCTTGAAGAATTTACTGTTTGCTCTAAAGATGAGTTTCCTTTTACTTCATATTTAAAATTTTCAACAGAAGTTCCTACAGATTCAATTACATCTGTATCTGTGCTATCAAAAGTTAAAGTAAGGTCTCCAAAGTCAACGAAATAAATGTTTTTTATTCCACCAACGACATCTTTACAAGGTTCTTTTCTTCCTAAAGTTAAATCACAAGCCATATTATTTTATTTTATAAAAAAAGGGGAGGCAGGCTCAAGGCTCACCTACCCTTTCTTAAGTTAAACAGTTATTTATTAAGAGTAAAGAACTATATCTCCACCAATTCCGTGCTGAATACCAGCAGTAAATCTCATAATAACTCTTACGTTCTGAGATCCGTCAAGGTCTGCCATATCAATTACTTTTACTTCGTTTTGGTCAGATAATAGACCAGTTCCAAAGAATAAGTTTGATTTTTGAGACGCTACAGCGTTATCACTTGGTAATCCAGTTGCTAGTGCAATTTGAACACCGTCAAACTGTAAACCAGAACCCATTGAATACCATTGTGTACCTTGATCGTTAGTACCTGCTGCTCCTAATCCTGAAGCACCAAATCCACCTAAAGCTCTAACGTAGTTTCTATACATATTAGAAGGTAAGTAGATAGTTAAATCTTCTGAACCATATACTGCAGATGGAACTGCGTCAGCAATTTTACCAAGCTCTGTAATAATGTTAGCTGCAGTTGATGCTGTACCTGTTACGTCATTAACGTCTGCATCTGCACCTAATGTAGTTACAAAACCATCAAACTGTCCTGCAGTTGCGTTTGTACCATTCCAGATGTTAGTTTCCATTCTTTGAGCTACTTTGTCTGCTACGTGAGCAATTAAAAAGTCAGAGAAAGAAGATGGTAAGTTGTCAAATGCAGAATATCCCATTTGAACTGCTTCCCAGTCAGATCTAAAGTCTTTCTTACATAATTCTAAGTTTACTTGAAACTCTTCTGGTTGTAAGATTCTTTCAGTAAGAGTAAGTGTTGATGTATCAGCGAAATCACAAGTTGCGTCTTTCACGATGTCATCAGTTGCCACTTTTTTCATTACTTGTTTGTATTTAACATTAGGAACAATTGTAATGTTTCCTTCTGCTAAAGTTTTACCTGATAATAAAGCTGCAGAAATATATTTCCCAGCAAATTCACCAGCGTAAGTAGTAGTTATTGAAGTTGTTGTTGCCATTTTAAATTAATTTAATTATTAGATATTGCGTTTAATACTCTGTTGTAAGTTGTGTTTTTGTTTGCATTTGGAGCAAAACCAGCACCAATTTTATCACTTACTTGATTTTCTGGTGAATGAGAGATTGCTTCAGCAGGCTCGTCAGCAGATAGTTCTTGTGGAACTTCTTGTTGAGCTTCTTCTTTAGCTTCTATCATTCCTCTTAATTTTTCTACCATAGCCTTAATTTCTGAAACTTCGTCTTTAGTAGCATATTCTACAGCAGGAGCTTCTTCTACGATTTCGTCTTCGTAAACATCCTCTTGTAGTTCGTCAGTAGGTTCTTCAGCAGAATATTCAACTCTACCATCTCCTTTAGGAGCTACCTCTTTAGTCTCTCCTTTAGTTTTTTTAGCTTTAGGAGCTTCTTCTTTTAATTCTACTTCAGGAGTAGTTACTTCTTCTTCTGAATTAGTTGATAAAAGAACATCTTTGATTTTAGTTACAATTTCACTTGCTTTCATAAGATACTTTATTTATAATTATTACTGATTTTAAATACTTTGTTGTATTTTTAAGATGCTTTTGCTTGGATAATAAACCATTCGGTACCATCACACCACACAGTTATACCTTCATACGCTTTATTTATTCTGTAGTGAGATTCTTCACCATCTAATGTTTGTCCGCTTATTGGTGTTAAATCTGCGTGTGTACTTGTTGTATATGTACTGTCTGTTATTAGTCTAATTTGTCTATTTAAGTTTTTTGTTGCTGTTGCATCTGGCAAAGTAATTTCTATAGTATCACTTCCACCTGTCCAGCTTAATTTAATCATCTCTGCATTATCATAAGCAGAATCATCTAAATCTATACTACCACCTCCTGATACAACTGTAATATTAGTTGCTGTTAAATGAGTAACTATTAAATT